CTATATAGGAGAATGCCGCAGTATAGCCAATACAACCTCATATCACTACCAACTAATTTATCAGCATACGATTTGCATGGTGCTAGTAGAGTGTGTGTTGAAGAACAAAATAAACACCCTATTACTCCTTTGAATAGCGGATATATAGATCCTCAATTCGATTCTTTAGCAGGAGGTTTCCTCCCTCTTGCACATTTGGCTAAACATGTTAGTCGTAGTAGCAAGATCACAATTGACCAATCAGCCCTTCAATTTTTTAAGACGTCTTCTGACACTAGTTTAGTGGAAGTTGTAGATTATATGCCTAGTGATCTATCAAAAGAAGCTTACTGGAAAGATGTTAGTAAGTATCATCGTAGCACTCAATTATTACCTGATGGTTTTCAAACTATAGTGTTAGATTTCTTTGCTCAAGAGAGTCCCTGGATTTTCGAAATTCAAAACCCCATAGACATCAGCCAAGTATATTTTGAGATAGACAAACAGAAGTCTTCGGGTCCTAGACTCGTCCAGAAAAAGGGTTTTTACATGTCTTCGAATAGTTGTGAAAATTTTGTGCCACTAATTAAGGCTTGTGAGCAAATTTATGACAGAGAGACGAAAGATTTTATTCCTTTAACTTGGCAAGTAGCTATAAAAGATGAGTTGAGGGATCGTGATCGCGTTCACCAATTAAAAACTCGAACATTTATGTCTGCCCCTATTGAGACTATTTTAGGCAACGTTCGTGTCGTTTCAGCCTTTAACCAGCGGTTTGTTAATAAATGCCTTCAATTTCCTAGTACATTAGGCATTAATAAATTTTCCCGCGGTTGGGACGACTTGGCTAATTATCTCGGTAAAACTGGATATATTTATATGTCCGGTGATGGCAGTCGATTCGATTCTTCAATTTCAATTGAACACCTTTCTTTAAATTGCTTGTTGCGTATGTCATCACTTCCTCATAAATACAGAAATCACATTAGGAATTTGTATAGTGAAACTGCTTTTACCCCTCTTGTTATGAGTGATGGGACCATTCGTTTAAAAACAACTGGTAACCCCTCAGGTTCAATAAACACTAGCATAGACAATTCCATATCGCTACAAGCCACCATCTATTGGTCTCTAGCCCACATATTTGGGAAACAGCTAGCTCTTAATCATCTTAAAGAGAAGAAAATTCGTTTTGTTGTCAATGGAGATGATTTAGCAATCTCTATACATTGCGACATTTATTTCGCAGATTTTCGAGAACGTCTTAGTCAAGCAATGTTATTATGTGGTATGACCTATTCTTTCACAACGCCTTCATCTAACATAGAACAATTAGTCTACCTCAGTCATCGTTTTGAATTGTGGGAGTGTAACAATGAGAAATTGTTTATCCCCTGTCTTGACTCGCAAAGGATTGTAGCCACTTGTGTATATCGTAAACAACAAGATGCTATTTCGACACACGCCAGGTACTCTAGTGCACTTATTCACGCTTTGCCTTACCCAAAACTTCATGCGCTCATTTTGGAACTTATAATAGACCATTCTAAGAAAGCTTTGCTTGATCGACATTTCTTAGATGAACATTTTCTCCGTAAATTTCCTTTCTTTTCTCGTAGCGATATACTTCATCTTTATGGTTTTACAATGATCGGTTCCCAGGATAAAACGTATTCCGATAAAAACATTAACTATAAGTTTGATATTGCACAACGGGTTTTTCAGATGGCACATTTGGAGCGAGAACACAATCCCAAACGCGTTAGCATTATAGATGACGAAGATGAGCCCATTCAAGAAGCTGGTCCACAACCTCAAGTTGTGTCTAAGCCAAATTATGGGTCTGGAGAGAAAGCTGTTTCATTTTCCTTTACTAAATCTATGGACTCAACAATCGCAAGTTTGTTTTCGCAAGCCATAAGATCTAGTGTTCCTAGTCGTGTAGTCATTGCTAAATCAAATAAAGCTCAAATAGAGAAGACTATATCTCATCTACGGGATCTTTTCTCTATAGATAGTAATGAGGAAATGCAGCGAATATTGACCGACCTTATGATGTATTACGCAGATAATTCGACTAGTGAGCAAAATCCTCACACAGTCCCCTATGAGAAAGATGGCCAACAAACCTCTTTCTATGAAATTGACAAGTGTTTTGTGCCATCTCCTAGAAAATTTTGGCGCGCCATAGCTGATGTCACGAAGACTTTTCTGTTACAACATCCTGAAGTGACTACCCATTGGTCTCATATGCATGGTTTTCCTACCAAATACCGAGAGTATGGCTTCGATTGTGCTGATTTTTGTTGCGACATACCCGACGAAGCTCGGAAAGCTATTCAAGCTGCTAAAGATGCCGCTCTAACTCGTGCACCATACAATCTTATGCGTGCTGATCTTAAAGCTGTTGGAAATGGGGGAGGTACCATAGTTGAGCAAATTACAGGAGCTCAATTTGGTTCACATTCTTCTTCTTCTAAACGATGATCCACAGGATCATTTCAACAAAGAACACATTAAATATAAAAATTAAAACACATAGCCCAGTTTGTGTATAAAATTGTCTGGGATTCATTCATTACTTAAATTATTCATAAG